TAGCAGCACTATAGAAAAACCCATTGAGCGAACAATCAGCCACAACGCTAAGTGTGGTAGCAGCTGTTTTCGTAAATAACGGACCACGATGAAGTGGTGGGCGGCGATTAAAGCCTTTAAGAATGTTGTATCCTCCATTTACCTGAAGAAGGGCACTGCCGTTTGCAGTAGACGTGCCAATCAATACCGCATCTGCCGAGGCGTCAACAAATAGCAGGTTTGCGTTTGTATCACCTTCAACGCGAAAATCGTAGTTAGCGCCACTGTCGTTGAAAACAACCTCACTTGCGCCAAACTCAACACGCTCAACACCAGCACTACTAATCGCAAATTGATTGGTGCCAGCTCGGAAAATGCCAGTGTCAAGATCGTCGCGGAAGGCAAGTCCTGGCAGTGCCGCTGTGCCGTCCTCCATCGTCAGCGTGCCGTCGAGCTGCATCAGCTCGATCCAGGCATTGTTAGCGCTATTTCTCAGCTTTAAGGTGCCGGTGGTGGTGTCTGCCCACCATTGATAGGCATACATGGTCGCTGGCTCTGTTGCCCCGCTGTTCTGGCTGACAATGGCCAGCAGCGCGTTGTTGAGATCGGAACGAACGGCGGCGCCGGTGCCGTTACTGATCACATAGTCGTGCTGTGCCATCGAAGCTCACGCAATAGCGCAATTCTCGCAGGAATCAAGCACCCTTGCCATAGCCCACAGCAGACCAGGCGAAATCGCGACTGACGGCAGTCCCCGCCGAGTTTCGGAAGGTGACCGTGAACTGAGTGCTGCTGACACCACTGACCGCAAAATAGTCGCCGGTGTCCATGTTCTGAGCAGTGATGCCCACGCTGGGCAGGCTGCTATTGACCCCGCCAAGGCTTGCGGTTCCGGTGAAGAATGGCTTGTCGAAGGTGACGGTCTTGGCGCCAGCACCGCTGCTGATGCTGCCTACGCTCTGATCCTGCCGCCGTTGGAAGGTGGCCTCGTAGCCCAGCTCATCGATCAGGATGTTCTGCGCGATGTCGGTGCTGCTCAGTTCGGCCTTGAACTGGAATGCTCTGGCCTTGAAGGTGCCATTGACGAATTCCTGCCATGCCGACCAAGTGGGCGAACCGCTGGGGTTGTCGTTGGTGCTGCGCAGGTACAGCTTGGCATTCACAGCAGCAGCAGCAGAGCCATCCCAATCGTTCCAGTCGTCGACATCCCCGGTCCGGCTGTCGATTAGATCCGATGGGAAGTAGGCGCGAGTCACGAAGAATCGCTTGAGATCCAGGCTATAGGCCGCGGCCAGGTCGAGCGTGTTGAGAAATTCATAGGTGCCACTACTGGCTACATCGCCCGTCACATCAAACGCTGTTATCGCATCGAAATCAGCTATCGAATCAAGCAGAGCAGTGCCATCCAGCGTGAGCGCGTCGTATTCCTCGCTATAGAACACCGTGGTCTTGGTGCCTTGGAAGGGCGGCGTGTCGGCATCTTCCCGCCGTGATTGCACCAGCAGATTGCCCAGGGCGTCGGGCAGATCGATGATCACGCTGGTTTCAGTCGTCGACTGGCGGCCGCCATCGTCCTCGAACTTGACCAGCACCTCGCCTTCAACCAACGGGATGATGGCCTCGGTGGCGCTGCCCGCCTTGGCCTCAACTAGGTCGACGCTGTTCGCCCAGGTTGCGCTGCCATCCGTCAGGTTGCTATGGCGGATATGAACCCTGCCGCCGATCTTCACGTCAAGATCGACCGTTGGATTCCAACGCAGACGGCCGGAGTTGGCGCTGATCGCCTCGAAGGTCAGGTTCTGAACATTGCCAGGGACTGCGGTCTTGCCGACTGCGGCGTAGCTCAGCTCTGCCGGTTGCGTGCTGGGGGTACGCACACCGTTGAGGCTATAGACACGGACCTGGTAGGTCTGCGCTGTGGTGTCCAGGATTTCGTAGTCAGTGCGCGGCACGCTGACCGTTGTCCAGTTGCCGTCGACCGTGCGCCATTGCACCTGATACTGCGAGACGCCAACGACACCGCCCCAGCTCACGATCAGCTTGACGCGCACCTGGCCGTTGCTTTCGTAGATCGTTTCCGATGCAGAAAGGTTGCTAGGTGCAGGCCGAGGTTCGTTGACCTGCGTGATGTCGCGAGTCTGTAGCTTGAACCCGCGCTCTACATAGTCATATTTGCTGCTGTTGTACGCGATCGCAGTGACCTCGTACTGAACGCGATCGACCTCGGCCACCGTCAGCACCCGCCAAGTGCTGGTTTGCACGTTGCTATTGCTCAGCACCCAGATGCTGTTGGCATTCGGTGCAGTGCTAAATGCCGATGCGACGGTGATCGCCGCGCCAGCAATGCTGCTGATTGCCTTGGTTTCGACTGTGCCATCAGGCAGGATCACCGACAGCGTGGCGCTGCCACTGGTCACCAAGTCGGTTTCGGCCGTATCGTCGACCGTGATCACGGTGGTGGTGGCCGATGCAATGCGACCACCGCGACGCACGCCAGCCTTCACCGGATCAGCGATCTCGATCACTTGGCCAGGGCGGACCAGCACGCCAGCATCCACCGAGGTCTTGAAGTTGACCACCTCGGTCTCTTGCTGCTCGGTGTAGATCAACCACTCACCAAGCCGGGCAGCCTGGCCGCGGCTGGTGCAGGCGAAGGCCTTGATGTTGGTGGTGATCACGCCATACTTCGCGATGGCGTCCTTGTCCTCCACTACTTCGTAGGCAATGTCTTGCGTATTGAGATCGAGGTAGCTGACGATCGCGACGGTGTGCCGAGTTTTCAGATCGGAGCCGGTGTAGTCGAAGCCATCGGCACTGACATTGGCCAACGTGAATAGGTAGCTGGCATCGGCTGGCTTGTCCTGGCTGATGGTCAGCGATCCGGTGCTCCAGTACGGCATCACCCGCATCACGGAGCAGAGATCATTGATCAGCTTGTAAGCCTCCTCTTGGTTCTGGATCAGGGCATTGCAAGAGAAGCGGGGCTCAGTGCCGCCAAAGCCGTCATCGATGCTGGCCGATGCGTACTGGCTGGCGGAATAGAAGGCGAACTTGTCGAGCTGGCTGGCCGTGATGTGATCACCTAGCCCCCAGCGGGTGTTGGTGAGCAGGGCATAGAGGATCCAGGCCGGGTCCGATGTCCATGCTGCTGCTGCAAAAGTGCCATTCCAGGCGCCGGCATAACTGATTGCGCCGGTGGTCTGGTTCACCGTGCCATTGTTAGGAATCGGCACCTTGATGCCACGGATCCGATAGCTGCGGTTTGGGATGCTGCTGAACTGCTCAGCATCCAACCGCATCGCCATCAGGGCGCTGTTGGGATACCGCAGTTTCTGTTCAGTGATCTCCGTGTAGCTGGACCAATAGAACTCGTTGAGCAGGTTGGTGTCGACGCTATCGGCCGTCACACGCACCACGCGCACATCGATCGGATAGGCGCCGGAGAAGTTGACTTTGTAGTCCTTCTGATATTGATCAGCAGTGCGGCCGGCGATCGTGTCAGTGATGACCGTGGTGTAGCCGCCACCGTTGTACTGAACGCGAATCTCAAGCTGAACGCTGGTGCCACGAACATCGCCATCGTCCATGTATTGCTCAAGGCGCGGCACCGTGATGGTCACGCGCATGGCGTTCACCGTGTTGTCGGTCACCGTCCGAGTGATTGGCGTGGCCTGCTCGACCTTCACTTGAACGCTGGTTTCCCGCTCAATGTCGGAGAAGCCGCTCACATAGCTCTGCGCCTGGGTTCCGTATCTGGCTTGCAGCGTTACGTTCTGGAAGTTGTAGTCAGCGTTTTGCGGATTGGTTGCATCAGCACCCTGCCGCAAGATTTGCGTTCCATTTAGGAAGACATCCTTGAGCAGCGCTCGGTTGTAGTTATCGGTGCCACGGGCGTAGGCGCTAGCCGATGGGAAGCCTTCAATCTCGCCTTCACTCAGCAGATCGACGAAGGTCGCGAATTGCTTCGAGGCCAGCGTGTCGGCATCACGAACAGGCGTTCGAGTTGGCGCGACGATCGTCTGCTGAACGACCGTGGTGCCACCGCCGCCGCCGCCGCCACCTGCACCGCGGATCAGTTCGCTCATGCTTCGATCTGCACTGTGTCGATGCCTGCTGAGATCACGATCGATCCGCAGATGATTTCACCAAAGGCCAGCGGCAACGGCGTGCCGGCGCGGCTGGTGTTCTGAATCCCGCTGAAGCTATAGGACTTCTGTGGATCCATTTCGGTGTTGGTGGTGCCCTGCGGTCCGCTGTAGGTGCCGGAGGTGGCCAGCGTTGGCGTTGGCGTCAACGCCTGGGAGATGCCGCCCAGGATCAATGCACCGCCGAGCAGGCCGACCTTGGTGACGATCGAACCGGCCAAGCCGAGGCCGAGGCCAGGGATGAAGATCGCTGCGGCCACCAACGCAACGCCAGCGATGATCTGCCCAACGCCGCCACCTGCGCCACCAATCACGGGCACGATCTTGATCGCATGACCACCGGCTGGACCATGCAGTTCCTCCATGCCGACAGAGTGATCGCCCACCAGCACGCGATAGTGGCGACCTTCTTGGCACATATGCCGCTCGACCTGCGGGAAGTTCGCGATCAGAAAGCGCACCGCCTCAGCAGCAGAATCCACGGCGGCCATGAACTTGCGCCGCCCGAGGAA